CGGAGTTCGGTGCACCGGCAGGGCTTGCCTCTGTTCCGGAGAACCGTCGGGCAGAGTTTGCCGGAAGACTGCGGCAGATGGGAGGGCAGATCTGATGCCGGAAGAACACGCATTCTTATCCGCCTCCGGTGCACATCGGTGGATAAACTGCACCCCGTCTGCTGCACTGGAGAAACAGTTCCCCGACACTGCCGGCAGCTACGCCGCTGAGGGAACGCTTGCCCACAGTCTGGCAGAACTGAAACTGCGTAAGCAGTTTGAGATCATGAAGCCCTCGGCGTACAAGCAGCGGCTGGCAGAGATCCAGTCGGACGAGCTGTATCAACGGGAAATGGATGGCTACACAGACGTCTATGTGGACTACATACGCAGCTTGTGCATGGCGTTTGCCGGAACGCCGTATGTAGTCGTAGAAAAGCGGCTGGACTTTTCCCATATCGTCCCCGGCGGATTCGGTACAGGGGACTGTGTGATCCTGTACGACGACACGCTGCACATCGTAGACCTGAAATACGGAAAAGGCGTGGCGGTGTCGGCAGAGAACAACCCGCAGCTGCGGCTGTACGCCCTCGGTGCCGTGCAGGAGTACAGTCTGCTGTACACGATCAGACAGGTGCAGATGCACATTGTACAGTCACGGCTCGACAACATCTCCACAGATAGTCTGACCGCTGACGAATTGCAGCAGTGGGGCGAACGGGTAAAGCCGCTTGCAGAACAGGCGGCAAAGGGCACCGGAGAATTCCGTGCAGGGGACTGGTGCCGGTTCTGTCGGGCAAAGGCACAGTGCCGTGCACGGGCGGTACAGATGCTGGAGATCGGCAAGCGGCAAACGGATACCCTGCTGTCTGATGCAGAGATCGGCAGCATCCTCACAGCGGCACAGTCCCTGCAAAGCTGGGTAAAGTCCTTAGAGGAATACGCCGAAAGGCAGCTGATCGCCGGTAAGGAGATCCCCGGCTGGAAGCTTGTGGAGGGCAGGTCGAACCGCACTCTCACAGATACCGACGCTGCATTTTGCGTGCTGGAACAGTCCGGCTATGATGCCGCCTTGCTGTATGAGCGAAAGCCGCTGAATCTGACGGCACTGGAAAAACTGTGCGGCAAAAAGCACCTGACAGAGCTGATCGGCAGTTACATCGTGAAGCCGCCGGGAAAGCCTACGGTCGTACCGGCAGCAGACAAACGCAGACCGTACGCAAAGAAGGAATTAGAAGAAATGTTTGGAGGAAAATCATTATGAGTTTGAATGCAAATCAGTTTACAACGGACAAGGTAAGACTTTCTTACGTACACCTCAATCAGCCCCACAGCAGTGCTCCGGACGGCAGCAACCCGAAGTACGGTGTAACCATACTGCTGCCGAAGTCTGACGTTGCCACAAAGGCTCGTCTGGACGCCGCTTATCAGGCGGCGGTCAACGCCGGTGTCGGGGCAAAGTGGAACGGCGTAATGCCGCCGAAGATCGAAAGCCCGATCTATGACGGGGACGGTGTTCGCCCGAACGGGGAACCCTTCGGGGCAGAGTGCAAGGGGCACTGGGTATTCACTGCCGGAAACAAGAATCCGGTGCCGATCGTGGACATCGGTCAGAACCCTGTCGTCAATGCCGGCGACATCTACAGCGGTATGTATGCCCGTGTGTGCGTATCGTTCTACGCCTACAACTTCTCCGGCAAGCGTGGGATCGGCTGCGGTCTGGAGGCGGTACAAAAGCTGGAGGACGGCGAACCCTTGGGCGGCCATGTGTCCGCAGCAGATGCCTTTGGCGGTGCAAACGCCTATGCCGGTGCGGCTGCACCTGCGGTAAGTGCTTCTGTACAGCCGCAGGGCTATGCACAGCCGATGCAGAGCCCCTATGCAGGGCAGTATCCGCAGGCGGCACCGGCACCGCAGTACACAGCGGTTGATCCGATCACCGGTCAGCCCATTTACGGTGCATGAGCCGGCATCTGAGCATCGACATCGAAACCTATAGCAGTGTAGACATCACGAAATCCGGACTGTACAAATATGTGCAGTCCGATGATTTTGAGATACTGCTGTTTGCTTACAGCGTAGACGGTGGCGATGTAAACATCATCGACTTGGCGTGCGGAGAATCCCTGCCGGAAGAAATTGTGCAGGCGGTGTTTGATCCGAATGTACAGAATCACGCATACAATGCAGCATTTGAGTGGTATTGTCTGTCAAAGTATTTTCAGATCGAGCCGCTGTCGTGGCTTTCTCAGTGGCGTTGTACACAGCTGCACGGTCTGTACTGCGGGTATACCGCCGGACTTGCCGCAACCGGCGAGGCGTTAGGGCTGCCGCAGGAAAAGCGTAAGCTTGCCACGGGCAAGGCTCTGATCCGGACGTTCTGCACGCCGCACACCCCGAACG